GTCACCGTAGTTATCACATGACCGAGCGGCACAGGGCAGGAGCATTCCGAAAATCAAAAAGGAGAATAACGAAATGAGAACTGACGAGTACGGGGATGTCATTCTGCCGAAGCGCATTACCACGAAGTGGGTAGCCACGCATTCCGCAGAGGAACTGTACGAAGCGTGGAATCAGTCTCGCTATCCTTTCGACATAGCGCGAGGCTGTTACGATTGTCTTACCCAACACTTTAATGCGTGCAAAGAGCACGCCGCTCTACAAGAAGAGATTCGAAAGATTATGCCAAAGGAATTTGAATTTCGAGATTCCACAAGTAAGTTTGCAGCGAATTATTCCGGCATGGACAAGTCGGAGTTCATTCCTTGGCTACATAGCCACTTCCAAGAACTGCTCGCCTTGCGGCGAAAGTATCGCAAAGCCTACGGAGTCCCTCCTCTGAAGGGCAGCGCGTCGAGAGAGGAGCTAGCATGACAGTACACCAAGCAGGGATTCTGATGCTCGTCGGTGGAACGCTGATGCTAGTAGGCGCTTACTTCGACTGGTACTTCCACGAGCGCAAAACGGAAGGACCAAGCAGTATGCCCGAAGCAATGCCACCCTACGCGAAGTTCAGCGAACAGGAGTTGAGAGAGCTATCGCAAGAAGCGGGGCGCACTCTCGACGAAACCCAGGCCATGGAGTATCTGAAGCGCAGAACGATTTCAGGAGCAGTACAGAACTACCAAAAGGAGAAAGCATGAGCACAGAGACTTACTTCACAACACCGGGAGCAACCTGGAGGCAGGGAGACTTGCTCTTTCGCCGTATCGAAGACTTGCCGCTAGAGAATCTAACTGAACGAGAGAATGGTCACATTCTCGAAGGGGAAGCAACTGGTCACATCCACCGCTTGAAGGATACCGTCGTCGCAAAGGTTCTCGAAACCTTCGCGGGATTGCGTATGTTCATTCGGGCGGAGAAGCCAGCGGAGATTATCCACGAAGACCACGACACGATTACTCTTCCGCCAGGCAATTACGAAGTTATAAGGCAGCGTGAATACACACCAGAGGCAATTCGTCAAATCGCAGACTGAAAGGAAAAACCAGAATGGCAAAACCAAAGAAGCATCTCAAGAAGTTTGTTTGTCTAGAAGATAACAAGGGGTTCGATACATCGGCAGAGTTCAGCGACCACATACACTCTGTCGAGTGTACAAACCCGGTTCCCTGGCAACCATCTGCCGATTGGATGGCTATGCATCCTGATTTCGTAGTAGGCTTTCCAAGGGAATAGGTCGTCAAATCGTAGACTGAGGGAGAGATTATGGATTGTTCGAATATAATGCCAGGAGATAGGGTTCTAGTGTTTGACCCTCAGCTTTTCCGGGATGATGTAACTACTCCGCTTTCCTACACGATGCGTCCCGCAGTAGTTCTCCGCAGATACGGGCGCAGAGCCGAGCACTATCCAATAAGTGATATGACTCTCGGTCCCTACCCCGATTTGGTAGATGTAATTTTCTTACATAGAGGGCTGTCCCGAAGTCACTTTACCGACAGCGTTCGATATGAAAGACCCTAAGAAAATTACTCTTCGTGACATTTTCTACGAGACGGAGAATGTCACGGAACGCCGTCGTCTCATCGAGCTAGTCGGGTGGGAACGTCTTTTACAGTTGTCGGGTGATGCCGCTAGAGTAATCCAGCGCACCCGGCAGGGCACGCTGTACGAGATATTCCTACCCGATGACCCCGACTGCTTTATGAAGGTGGTAAAAGTAACCTGTCCATCGACGGGAAACATTTACCACCTTCGCGTCCCTCCCACAACGTTGACCGTAGCGGAAGCAGTCAGTTGGACATTCGGGCTGGACCCCGAAAATTACAAGCCGATAAAGGAGACTTAATTATGAAACTCTTTACGTGCAGGAAAGACGGTGTAGTATCAGAGTTGACAGAATGTCCCGTGTGCAGCGGAAAGATGATTCCTTTCGAGAAGAAACTGGCAAAGAAAGCGAAGCGATTCCCGCGCATAGAGACGCCGGAACGCAAGGCGCAAAAAGAGGAGCAGAAGCGAGTCTCCCAAATCATCGAGAACACTTGCGAAACCTTCCAATGTCCGGGGGATATCATTGGGGTAAGGCAAGGCCCGTGCATTACCGAATACAAGTTCAGACCAATGCGGCATACTCGCGTGAAGAACATTACTTCCGGGTCCATGCGGGAAGACTTAGCCGTAGTCATTCCGGCAGAGAACGTATCCGTGGCAAGAGCACTCGGGGAAAAGGCAATCAACATCTGCGTGCCCAACTCCGTGCGGCAAGACATAGACTTTGAGTCTACGCTTGCGAACGTGCTAGAGCACCGCTACGACATGGAACTCCCGATTAACCTGGGAGTCACATCCGTAGGCGACCCCGTTGTCATCGACTTGACAAAGGCGGGGCCGCATATGCTGATAGCAGGTTCTACGGGTAGTGGAAAGTCTGTAGCAATCAACGCTATCCTGACTTCCCTGCTCTGCATCCGCTCTCCCAAGGAGCTAGAACTACTGCTCATCGACCCGAAACAGGTAGAGCTAATGCCCTATGCCGGATTGCCGCACGTCCGCAGACCACCCGAGTCCAGCATTATGGGCTCGCTTGCCTTAATGGATACGGTAATCCAGGAGATGCGGCGTCGCATGGCTTTCCTCGCAATGATGCGAGTAAAGAACCTAAAGGAACTCAACGAGAAGCTAAAGACGATGGGAGAGCAAACGCATCCCTATTGGTTGCTCGTAATCGACGAAATGGCCGAACTTGCTATTACGGAAAAGAAGCTATTCACGGAGAGAATGGCTTCCATTTCCTCGATGGCGAGAGCAGCAGGCATACACATCATTGCTGCGACACAGCGCCCGTCTGTCGATGTGTTGAGCGGCAAGATTAAGGTGAACTTCCTAACTCGCCTTGGATTGAAGGTTCCTTCGGTAGGAGACTCGCGCACGGTATTCGGGCGAAGTGGTGCGGAGCAACTCCTGGGCAAGGGGGATTCCTTCTTGATGTCGGGTTCGACACAGGGATTATTGCGCTGCCACCTTCCGTTCTGCACGGAGAATCACATCCGGGCTATGCTGCGCCTGTCTTCCGACTTAGGGCATGTGAACAACGTCCCCGCAGACGGCATGAAAGACGGGAAGTTTCCGGTCGTGAAAGAGGAAAAGCCGGTTGAGACACTTCCGCCGCAGCAGAAGGCTCAGACGGATGCAGAGGAACAGGCAAAGGAAGGTCAGCCGGGGTATCTGCTCAACACTTTCCTGCGGGAGAAAGGAACCACGCTCGAAGCTGTCCGTAAACTCTCGCGGGAAGAGCAGCTAGTCATGAACGAAGACTTTAAAGCTTGGCAGCATCGCCGTCGTGAACAGCGGAGGACTGTATGATAACCTGCGACTGTCCAGTTTCTACGGGGATTGACGGAGAGCTAACCTGCGGAACGGGGAGACTCGATGATTTCGGATTTTGGGAGTTTCCCTGCCCTCACCACAGAAAAGAAGACCCAAACTGTCGATGTGCTCAGTGCAAATGTGACTTACTCGAAGCGCAACGTCGCCGTTCGCAGAGGAGAGCATAGATGAGGCCGCTTGTTGTGGCGGTTCTCGACACGATGTGGGGAGAGAGGCAAGGCTCTGCTCCCCGCTTCTTCCGTATCAACCCTGAGAACACTTCCGGTCGCCGTCTCTACCGTCTAGTGGGGGAGGATGTGCGGCTTATCGTTACCAACGTATGCCGGGAGCTAGTAGACCACTCTAATAAGCATGGCAAGCCAGATGCGGGTTGGCTTTACCAGAACATCCGGCACATTACTGCACCCCGCTTTAACACACAGCTCATTCTAGTCTGCGGCCAGATAGCGCAGAGTGTATTTAACTCCATTCTTTGCCGCTTTGAGGATGAATGGATACTTCGAACTAACTTACTCTGCTTGCCGCACCCGGCAGCTAGAATCTGGACAGAGAAGACTATTCAGAAGCAGCAGAAGCGAATCCGCGAGGCACTCGATGGAGAAACCGTACAAGTTCCCGAATCATCCTCCCGCGAAGTCTAGCACCAGCGTAATGTCCAAGGCCGCTGCCTGTCAGAAGTGCGGCTGTCTCGTAGAGCGGTCCCGTAGGCGGGGCTGTAACTGCGTATGTCACAAATCTCATATCAAATAAAGGAGAATAGCCATGCCTTGCACAATAACGGGTAGTCTTGAAGGTGATGCTGCTCTCTTTGCAAAAGAGAGTTTGGATAAGTGCCGGATACGTGCCCAGAAACTGAACCGCTTGCTGTGTATGCTCTGCCGAGACGTGGAGAATCGTGCAGAGCATCCACTCCCATCGCAGGTAGCTAAGTGGTGGAAACGCCACAAGGAAATTGACCTCCGACGAGACTTGAAGAAGCGTGTGGAGGGATTAGAGCGCAAGGCTAGACGCGACGCGACACCCGATAATGTCCCGTATTGCGGAGAATAGCCTAGAAACCTACACTTAGGCGCAGTCATTCCAGACTTCCCGGAGGTGCACACGTGAGCGAAACACCGCAAGGCTGGCATCGGCATCCGAACGGCGGAGGATTAGTCCAAGACACCGCCAAAGTCGAAGCAACGGTATTTGTCGAGAAGGACGCGGGGGTCTACGGCAACGCGCGGGTCTACGGCAACGTGGGGGTCTACGGCAACGCACAGGTCTACGGCAACGCACAGGTCTGCGGCGATGCGCAGGTCTGGGGCAACGCGCGGGTCTACGGCAACGCGCGGGTCTACGGCAACGCACAGGTCTACGGCAACGCACAGGTCTACGGCAACGCACAGGTCTGCGGCACCGTGCAGGTCTGCGACAACGCGTGGGTCTACGGCAACGCGGGGGTCTACGGCAACGCGTGGGTCTACGGCGACGCGGGGGTCTACGGCAACGCGTGGGTCTACGGCGACGTGCAGGTCTACGGCAACGCACAGGTCTACGGCAACGCGCAGGTCTACGGCGACGCGTGGGTCTATGGCAACGCGCAGGTCTGCGGCGACGCGCAGGTCTGCGGCAACGCGTGGGAAACTACTCCCTTGCAGATTCACGGCACGCGGCATGTGCTCACCAACTCCGCGCACGGACATATCACCATCGGCTGCCACACGCACGACTTCAAATACTGGCTAAAGCACTATCGCGCCATCGGAAAAGCGAACGGCTACACCAAAGAGCAGACCAAAGAATATGGCGAGCACATCAAGTACATCGCCAGAATGGGGAAATGATGAACCGCATTTCGAGGCGCTGCGAAGGGCTAACGCCTGGTTTGCCCGCACGGAAACCTACACTTTCGCCTTTTCTTCGCCCCTAGAAACACGATTAGAGGCGTTTTAAGCGACGATAGCGGTTTTAGGCTATACCCCTACTAGGACGAAAAAATAATCGCTGTACGGGGCTAGGAATGCCCCTAGCGTGCATCCTACAGCGTGCCTTTTCCTGTCCTAACCTATACCTAGCCTGTCTCGCGCTGTGCAGTACTAGTACTAGATGCAGATTCGAAAGGAGAGCTAATTGTGACTAACGACCGGGATTTGGACTACTTAAAGCAGTCCCAACGCAGCAGTCCAAGGAAAGTGAAGAAATGGGTTTTCGAGGAATGTGAACCCCGTGAGGATGTGAGACTCGCGCTTCCCGATGGGTGGAGACTACGAGTCTTCCGTGTAACAAGCGGAGACTCAGGGGACAAGTATTGGGTACAGATTCTACGTGAACAAGACAGAGAAGACTCTACTACACGGCTTCAAGGTCGTCGTCTATCAGACGACACGGGAAAGCTTATGACAGTTGTTCTTTGTGACTGTATGCAGGGCAAGTTTCTTGCCCCACTAAGTATCCTGGGTCTGGGTAGCGGGGAACTCTGTAAGCACAGCAAGCAATTGCTCGCGTTTCTTAAATCGAAATAAAGGAGAATATCGCAATGAACAAGCTGCTAAAGCTAAAGCCAGCAATAGAAGCATTCCACTTCCCTAAGTTCACGAAAGCCTCCGAAGTCTTAGCGGCTGCTCGTCAGATTATTCGGGACGAACGCCGCTGGACACGGCACGACCTAGCTGTATTCTACAAAGAAGACCTTGAGCATAGCGGGGAAGTAGTCGCTTCTGCCTGTGCCGCCAGAGTTCCGAAATCAGGGAAAAGCAAAGCGACGGCGTTCTGTGCGCTTGGAGCAGTCAAGTTTGTTAACGGTCCCGCAGAGAGAGCCGCAGTTAAGTTTCTAGCTACCGCTGCTGCCATCGACCGGGGGACGGTTACGCTTAACAGCAAAACAGGCAAAGTGATACCAAATCTTGGCGACCATCCAAACATGGATGACATCTTTAGCATTAATGATGAGAGCGGCCATTGGCATGTTATGGCAATGTTCAAGCTAGCGATTAAGCTGGCAAGGAAGGCAGGTAATTGAACTATGTATCCGAAGGAAGTTCCCCCGCATGTGAAGCGTCAGAACAAAGAACGTATTATGGCGGAGATGAAGCCGAAACCGAAGCAGCCAGCAGGTTCCGCACAGGCAGCGTGGGAGAGGTGGAATCCCTTGCAACGGAGCATTCTGCTCACTGTTTGGTGCAAGGCTCCTGCGCCGATGTTCGAGCACAAGTCTTGGTACCGGCTGTCTCTCTGGGTACGCAAGTCCGTTAAGCTGTTTTTCCGGCAGGCGCTAAATCCCGACCACCCGCTTTACAGTCTGCGCTACAACTAGTAGACACAAGTCATGCCCGTAGAACTGCATATAGATTGAGCGAGTAAATACACCAGAAATGCAGAGGGAGTGAGCGAGCCATTAAAGGGAAATTGCAAAGGCGAGTGAATCAATGACTCCGAACTGTAGCGTGAGGGAGTGCAATGAATCCTAGTATGATTAAGCAAAAAGGAGATTCCTATGAAAAAGAAATTTAGAGTGTATTATTTTGTGCATCTAGAAGCGTCTAACTCGAAAGATGCAAAAATTCTCTATGCTCAGATTAAACGTACTATTAAAGACGGTTCTTGGCAAGACAGAAAGGGAATAGAGATTCAACCCCCCTCTGAACTTCCAGCACTGGATTAAGGATGAATCCTAGAACGATTTTCCTAACGCCTTTGCGCGAATCTCCCGAAGCAAGGAAACAGCGTCTTGCGAGTGTGGGCAAACACAAAGACGAACGGAGTGTTCGCGTGAATAGGCGTGAGGGAGTCTCTCCTGAGGAGATTGAACGGGCAAACATCTACCGGGAACTGGGATTTGATTTATACCAAGGGGCAACACGAAAGCAGATTACTCATAAGCTGGAGGGCGTGCGCCTTAATACGTTATCCGCGAACGCCCTTCAATTCTTGTCTGATAATTACGCCGTAGAAACAGTCGAAAAACGGGGACACGCAGTATTGCATTTTCAAACCAAAAAGGAGAAACACAAAGTGAACTTGCTCAAAGCGATTGCAGAGAAGACGGAAGTACAGAAGAAGACTGTCCGCGATGTGTATGAGGGGCTGGTAGCCGTCATCGACGAGCAACTGAAAGCAGAGCGTCGTTGCCGTCTTCCTCAAATCGGAGTCATTATGATTCGATACAAGGAAGCGGTTAAGGGCGGAGTCAAGAAGTCGAATCCGTTCAAACCAGGAGAGACCTACAAAACCAAAGCCAAGAAAGCAAGCAACAAGCTGAAGATCAATCCGGCGAAGGACTTGAAAGAGTTCGTAGCGAAGCTCCCCGTAGTAGCTCCCAAGAAAAAGAAGTAACTTACCCCGAGTACAGTGGGGCGCGTATACTGGGAATCACGCGCAATTCTAATTCAGGAGAGTAAAATGGAGCTTCCAAGCTTTGAGCAGCTAACTTTAGCACAGCGAATAAGAGTGAGAGAGATGGCCGATCAGCTTTGGGATTGCTTTGCACGGGAGGTAAAGTGGATTCTCCCAGAAGATGTGTCCCTAGATACTACGGACATAATAGATGAAGTTTTGAAGGGAGAATCGAAATGACTGAAACAGGGACGGCACTCTTGGGCTGTGTGGGATTCCTCTACTTGCTACTCTGTACCGCTGTGGGATTCTGCATCGTGTTCCCTTGGGGCTGGACGGGAGTAAAGGTGATTATCCTGCGGCGAAAGGAAATCACAGAAGCAGTTCGCCGGGAGATACAGGAGTACTCAGAATCGTACCATCATGATTAACTCTCTGTTTGGGGAGAGATATGGACACAGTAGAGGATTTGAAAAAGACTCTCCGCATCGGGAGCCGGGTTACATTCTGCGCTACGATGAAAACGGGGGAAGTGTTTCGGATTGACGAGGGGGGAGTGTTCGTATTCCTTCCCTACGGAGAGAAGGGGTACTGGCCCTGGTCTATGCTGCTGCGAAAGTTTCCTAGACTGGTACGAAGGTTTCCGAGAACGTCCAGGTTCCCCCGGCTAGTCCCGTCCCTGCATTGCCATTGCTTTACCAAATCCGGCGGAGGGAGACTAAAAGTTGACCTCAGGACGAAAGCCGTTACTTGCGGCAAGTGCTCTAAAGCAATTGGAACGGAAAGCTTTCCAAAACGCCAAGAGAGTGCTGCCAAAGCCTACGAAAGATACGTCAAAGCTTTCAAGCCGCGCAAGCGCAATCACAAAGGGAAACCCAAAGGCAAGGTTCGTAAGCGAACGAATCGAAAACGACCGGCACTACGTCGTACTCGCAAAAGAGGTGCCAAAGCACGGCGTCATTCTTCTTGAGTATGGTTTTGTTGCGGAGCAAGCTATTGCTGCCATGAAGAAGCAGTTTCCTGCCATGGGACAGCCAGCACGCAGATTCCCTCGGTTGAAGAAAATAAAGAAAGGAAAATGAACTATGATAAACAGTGAAATCTCTCATATACATAGTTGGTGGGAAGTGTGGGGAACACAGGGACAAGGAGAAACACTATTTGAAAAGTTTGCTTCCAGAGGGCAGGCACTTAACTACATTCAAGAAAACAGGAATAGCGCCTCTTTTTCTATTTCACGGTGCTCCCGCATGAGAATTACATTTAGCAAGAAGGAACTTGAGGCGTTGAAAGGAAAATAAAAATGCCAAGAGGGGCTGTAAGTGAAAGAGAGCAACGGCGTATAACTTATGGTAAGTGTCTCCACAAAAAGGGCGGTTATACGGCGTACTATGAAGACTATCCTCGCTCAAAAGAGATTACCTGCTCCCAATGCAAAGTGAGCATACAAGTGTACTGTGATTCTTTGATTCCGGTCAAAAAGGCAGTAACCCGAGAACAGGTTTCTGTGCTTCTCCGCGATGTACTGGAGGGAAGAGATAATGACCCGAGAACAGTTCTGGGATAAATGGAAATATGGATTCAGGGAAGGCAGAGGCACTCTCTTTCAACAGCAGCGCCGACACGATGTAGCGAAGATAAAGTTCATGCACGACCTAGACGAAGTAATTGAAGGCGCACCTTTCAAGTTTCTAGGCATGTCAATCACTCCGTCCCAACCCGAACCCGAAATGCGCTGTATCGTCTGTGGGATGCCTGGACCTCCAAAGACTTCGAAAGAAGCCGATGCGTGGGATTGGTTTACCGGAACACTAAAGGAAACCGTACACTTCTGTCCTCAACACAACCGCAGTTCTGAGTGGGAGAGGTTATGGAAGCTATCTCGTGACTCCAAAGAAAGCACAGCGAAAGTTTAAGCGGCTGATTCGCTCTGTCTCCTACATCTACTCGAAACGAAATCACTATCGCCTGTCCCAAGAAGATTTGGAGTCCGAGGGGATGCTTGTCCTAGTCCGGTGCTGTAGGGACTTCCCGAAAGGCAAGACCTACTTCACCCGCTACTTCAAGCGTTCCCTCTATTCCCATCTCATAGACCTGCATCGCTTTGAAAAGCAGCAAAAGAGGCAAGGCTATATTGTGCCTCTCAATGAAGTCCAGCAGCAAGTAGCAGAATCGCACCTGTCTCCCTACGCGGACAGAGCTATGGCAATCTTGCCGTTTCTGTCTCCCAAAGCTAGGAAGTTTCTGCAAACTCTAGTCTTCCCACCGATAGCTCTGTCTGAGTTTGCATGGAAGCAGTACAAGGGTTCGAATCGGAAGCGATTTCGTATCCGGTTCATTGATCTTCGAAGATTCCTCAACCTGTCAGCAGCGGACGTTCGGGGACTGGTTGGGGAGATTCGAGGCACGTGGTTGGAATATAAAGCGCAAAAGGAGAAACACTAGTGAAAAAGAAGCTGAAGTCGAAGGGCAACAAGAAGAAAGCGAACAAGGGCAGCAAGAAGGCGAGTCAGGACGAGGATGAGGAAGAAGAGGAAGAGACTCCCAAGAAGAAAAAGAAACTGAAGGCGAAGGTGAAGGAAGACGAGGACGAAGAGGAAGATGAGGAAGAAGAAGACGAGGAAGAGTCTGAGGACGAAGACGAAGAGGAAGAGCCAAAGAAAAAGAAGCTGAAGGACAAGAAAAAGAAGAAGTCCTCTGACGATGAGGACGAAGAGGAAGATGAAGACGAAGACTCTGACGAAGATGAGGAGTCTGAAGACGAAGAGGAGGATGAGTCGGAAGACGAGGATGACGACGACGAGCCTCCCAAGAAGAAAAAGAAGAAGTCCAAAAAGCACGACGACGAGGAGGAAGACGAAGACTCGGACGACGATGCCGACGAGGATGAAGACGAGGACTCAGAAGACGAAGATGAGTCCGAAGAGGAAGATGAAGAGGAGGACGACCCGAAAGGGTCGTCTTCCCTTGTCCAGATAGGGAAGAACTATAAGCCCATACCGCCCAGTGTCGTAATCCCGCCAGGGTACAAGGATTGTTTCGGGGTTCCTGGGATGCCGGACAAGGACGATTTCGATTGCAAGCGATGTGAACTAGGAAACCGATTCGAACCAGGTGGTTGGAGCAACTCGCCCTGCTTACAGGTATCTAAGCGGGAAGAGCCGCTCGATGAGTTGAAGAAAGGCAAGAAGGGTAAGAAAAAGAAAGCTGCTTAGGAGGAATCATGTTTTTCAGAAAAACCAGCACTGAGAATGAGAAACAGAATCTAGCTGTGATGCCAGAAGCTAAGCCAGAAGCTAAGATTTCTAGAGTACTCCCATCAGTTACCGTGCTTGACGATGAATCGCGTAAGTTAGCCGAGGAAGTGGCGCAAACATTTGGGTACTCTTTGCTTCTAAACCCACTAGGTCGCGCTTTGCGAGGTCTAGAGATAGAAGTGCTAAATGCGAGCGAAGTAAAAGCTTACATGGAGGAAGTCTCGCTATTTGCGGGAAAGCCGGGCGTAGAATGGGCTTGGATTCCGCTAGACCAACAGAGTGCTGATACATACGGTATTACGGCAAAGCCTTACGCAAAGCCGATTCCTGAGTTCGTACTGCGAAAGGCACTCCAGATTAGAAAGGCTGTTCCAGAAGTGGCTATATTCGTCCGCGAGTTTGAATACGTAGAAGACCCATTTCTTTGGGTAGGAATAAAGGGAGGACATTCCTACTACGTGGAAGTCTGGGACGAGCCAAAATTTGAAGAAAGAATGATTAAGGGAGAATAACGATGGAACAGGCGAATGTAACAGTCTCTATGGGAAAGTGTTCCGAGTGTGGAATCGAATGGACTCTCACTACGATGGAATACGAGTGGTGGGACGAACGGGTACAGAGGGGAACTGCTAAGTTTCCCAAGCGGTGCCGGGGATGCCGGGACCGGCGCAAGTCAGACACTTCGGCATGCAGCAGGGAGATTCGGGAAATCATAAAAGGCTACTTCGAAACAGAGACCATCGGGCTTGCAGAGTTGAATAGCCGGCTTACTATTCTCGCGGAGAAAGTAGAAGCACTGGAGGCTAAGTCCTATGCACCGAGACAGAATCGAAGACCTGTTCGCGTTCATGAAAGAGCGATACCAGATATTTCTCAACCGGACAGCGGGGAAGCCGAAGCCATGGACACAGGACAGGATACTCCAGAAGCATAAGTTTACGAATTGCTATCGGGAGGATGACCGGGTAACGCGATGGATTGCAAAGAACTGGAGAACTCCGCACAAGAATGACCCTGATCTCTGGTTTGCTATGTGCGTTGCCCGGTACATCAACTGGCCTGACACTTTGGAGGAACTAGGCTACCCCGTTCCCTGGGAACCCGAAGACTTTATCGACTGTCTGCATAATCGAAAAGCGGACGGAAAGCAGGTCTTCACAGGTGCCTACATTGTTCACAGTCTCGGTCCCAAGATTCCCTATCTCGCGGACAAGGTGTTTACTCCTCTTTGGAAAGACCGCATGAGTGTGCGTCCCCAGGCGGTGGACTCCTTGGCGAGCTTCTTTGCGCGACTGCGATTATATCAGGGTATGGGCAGCTTTATGGCAGGACAGGTCGTAGCGGACATGAAGTATGTACAGCCACTCGAAGACGCTGATGACTGGTGGGAATGGGCAGCTATGGGACCCGGAAGCGCGAGAGGGCTAAATCGGGTAATAGGTAGGCCCATAAAAGAACATTGGTCTCAAGAAAGTTGGCTTGCTGCTGTAAACTGCATTCAAGACAAGCTGGCACCCAAGCTGGAGAAAGCCAGGATGCCGAGGATGCACGCACAAGACCTTCAGAATTGCCTTTGCGAGTTCGATAAGTATGAGCGAGTGCGTTTAGGCGAAGGTCGGCCAAGAAGCCTGTATCCGGGGCTACCATGAATCTAGTTCCTTTTGGGCGGCAACTCCTGGAGACGGGGGACTTAGACCCCATCTACACAATTCTCTGGAAGGCTGAACTGCATCCTAACCAACTCCGACGATGGCTTCTTGCCTATTGGTGGTTCTATCATGCAGGGGTATCTTCACACCTGTCCGCATGTAAAGGAAACCAATTCTATCGGGAAGCTGCTCATTTAGCGTCCAAAACAGCAACAAGGCGAGGAACAGAAAGGCGGCACTTCAGAGGACAGAAGTGTCTAGACTGTATTTCTTGGTTTCAAAGGCACTATCCTGCACCGGAATCAGCAGTACACTCCCTAGAGCGGTCTTGGAAGATTAGTAAGTTGGTGAAACACCTAAGCGCGAGTTGGCCGCTGTTCGGTCCCTGGATGGGGTTCAAAGTAGGAGACATGCTAGAAAGACTGGCGTTGGCTCCCGTTGAATTTCCGGCAGAGAGTTTGAGTATGTATTCCACTCCGGTAAAAGGGGCAAAGCTGGCCTGTAAACTGTATGACTGGGATATGTCCACAGAGGAGGTAGTGACACACCTAATCTCAGTATATCACAGGTACAAAGCGCCGCCTAGATACGAGCGCCCAGTAAACGCACAGGAGATAGAGACAATCCTGTGTAAGTGGAAATCCCATAAAGGAGGACACTACCCTTTAATGAAAGACACTCACGAGATAAAAGAGGGGCTGATTGGATACGGAGCATTGGCTACCGGGCTACGGAGATTCCTGTGAAATTACGACGTACTCCGGTGCAGCTCATAGACGGCATCTATGTGAAACGAGAAGATTTATGCTCTCCGGCAGGATGGCCAAAATTCAGTAAATGCCGAGGCGTGCTTCAACACATTCGAGAACGGGACGAGGAAACAATTGGTGTCTTAGACACAGCACACTCACAGGCAGGTTGGGTTGTAGCAGCAGTTTGCAAGTTAAGGGGAAAACGGTGTGTGAACTTCTATCCCCACTTTAAGGCGGAAGCGCGCGGCCATATTAGACCCTTTCAGAAACGTGCGGAAGGATTTGGGGCCAGACTATTTCCTCTACAGGCGGGGCGATCAGCCATTCTCTATCATCAGGCAAAGAAGGAGCTACTGCGGATAAGCGGGGATAGCTACTTAATGCCCAACGCTTTGAAGCTGACAGAATCTGTAGAGGAGACAGCACAGGAAGCTGCACACCTGCCTGGTAGCTATAGGCGTGTAATCATACCAGTCAGCTCAGGCACGATTGCTGCGGGAGTTCTCTTGGGCCTATCCCGAAAAGGAAAGTTCCCCCGAGTCTATCTCCATCTAGGCTATAGCCGAAGCCACGATGCCGTTATTGAATACGTGCAGGGCTACGCCCCAGACTATCCTGTGGAAAAGATCAAGATCATTGATGAAGGATACAAATACAAGGACTCTGCTCGCGGGACGGACAGGCCAAAGTTTCCTTGCAACGAGTTCTACGACCTAAAAACTTGGCAGTGGCTTCGACAGCGCAATTGGTCAGGGAAAACACTGTTTTGGAACATAGGTGCTTAATGTTAGACTGGAAAAGGGTCACATACGGGGCTGAGTTAGAATTAGCTGACATAGATACTCGCTTAGTGCTTCCCGCAACCGCTGTTTGGGATTACCGCGAGTACAGCATTCGTAACTCTAATGGTACCTCGGTTGACCCTAAAAAGAGATTGAATGCATTTGGCAGCGAAGTACACACAGTCCCCTGCCGGTCGGTGTCGAGCCTACTGGGTGCTATAGAGGACACCTATAAGCACCTCAAGGTAGGGCATCGCTGCTTTAACCACACTACCAGTTTGCACTTCCATGTTCAGATTCCTGGGCTTAGTGCAGACTTGAGTGCCCTAAAGAAGCTAATCAGATACATCCGGCAGTGGGATACAGAAATCTATGAGAACATAGACCCAATTCGATTTCCTGAAGACGGCACAGACAGGCACTTCTTCCTTCAAAGAAAGCGGTGGCATCACTCTAGGGTTTCAGCCCAAGTGTACCAGAAGCTCCTGTCCGCTACGTCTGCAAAGGAGTTTATATCCGCTCATGCGCCACAACACAGAGGCATACCACAGTGGCATCTAATGCAGAGGGCGGGGATTAACCTTGCACACCTAGCAAAGCCCTCAAACACTGTAGAGTTCAGATGTTTTACTATGAGCCTAGACCTAGACAGGGTGCGGCAGGCGGCGCTTTGGGTATCAGAATTTATTCCTCGGGCGTTGGATAACGAACGCCCTAGATTCCCTAACGACCTTCAGCGGTGCTATCCTCACAACACTAGTCTAGACAGAATCTACTATCTTACGAACATACACAAGCAGGGTAGCCGAGGCAAGGTACTCCGTAACTATGAAGCACTGTTCCGCACCAAAAAGCTCACGAGAGCGGAGGTTCTAGGTTGATGCAAGACAACGAAGCGTTAGACCTGTTTGATGAAGAGGGAAAGTATAAGTGGTTCACACGAACAGAGCCTAGACAGGCAGATGGACCAGTAAAAGTTGATGACAAGACCGGATTCCGGTATCAATATTGGTCTATCGGAATGGTTCGCAACGCAAAAGAGGAGAACCGCGACCGGGTAAAGGTTTTCCTGGACCCAATCCCGCACATTATAATCCCCAAAGCGAAGCCTCTGCAAGGCTGGTATAAAGCTAAGTTTGAGCCCAAGGGTGTAAGGCCGCGTCCTTGTATGACCGAAAGTGTCCTAACTGAACCCTACGGGGGCTACTGCGCTGTAGGGTGCGGCTTCTGTTACATCAACTCTGGTCAGCGCGGCTATCGTGCAACAGGACTAACAACAGTTCCGCAGGACTACGGTGATCAAGTCCGAGAGCAGTTACGCAAATGGAGAACGTCTGCCGCAGGGTACATCTGTAGCTTCATTGATCCCTTTCTCCCACTAGAGGGAATTTATCACAATTCGCAGGGCTGCGCTGAGGCTTTTCATGCAGAGGGACTACCTGTGTACTTCCTGAGTCGGCTGTTGTATCCAGATTGGAGCTATGATCTGCTCCGAAAAAACAAGTACAGCTATGCACAGATGTCAATAAACACAAACGACCCAAATGATTGGAGAAAGCTTTCGCCAAAAGCCGCCGCTCTCAAGGAACTGTTCGAGCAGATTCGAGAACTGCATAAGAATAAAATCTACATCTCAATTCAGTGCAATCCGATTGTGGCGGGAGTCACAAGTAACGAAGATATTGTCAAGCTAATCTACAAGCTTGCAGACTGTGGGGCTGATCACGTTATATTTAAATTCGTCGAAGCTGCGTATTCATGGAAAGGTGCTCTCGTAGACAAAATGACGAAGCAGTTTGGTGCGGAGCGCGGAGAGAGTTTTCGCAAGCTGTTAACGTGCAACATCGGAGGACAGGTTACAATCCAAGAGGAGTATCGGCTAGACGCACTAAACCTGTTCCGCAAGCACTGTAAGAAAGCCGGAATAACTATGGCTACCTGCTATGAGTACGAGTACGAGCGCGATAAGAAAGGGAACATAGTCAACTCCACAGGAGTCAGTGTAGGACCGAAGTATTTAACCGCAGATCAGTGTCACGGACACCGTGTTCCTATGTTCACTAGGGAGCATCCAGATTCGAAATTTACGGAAGTGGAAGAGTGTCCGCCTAGTGGATGCTTACACTGTGGAGATGATAACAACGGCATAGGTTCTTGCGGCTCCCTACTTTTCAGCCAGGCAGGTGCCTTGCGCTCTACGGATTACAGAGTCCCTGTTCATCACAGTAAGACTCTCACACAGATACAGAAGTATGCCCCTCGCACAGAGGCAAGTGATTTAGTACAGATCAAACTGTGATAATCCAAATACGGGGGTGTAATGGAAGTGGAAAATCAACAATCATCAGAAAACTGCTACGAGCGTATGGAAAGAATCCTCGTTGGGCGAAGATTAACGGCAAGAGAAAGATTGTTGGCTATCGCTTATCCCGAATGTCCCAGCGCACCTATGTTATCGGCGCTTACGAGACGCCTACTGGTGGATGTGATGTATTTCCAACTGTCTCTGCGGTTGAGAGGTGGGTAGAGCACTTCGCTAAAAAGGGAAACGTAGTATTTGAAGGAGCTATGATTTCTACCCTAACGGGAAGATTCGTGGCTCTAGCCCGAAAGATGCAGAGCCGGAGAGACTGTCACGCGCATAGATTCATATTCGCTGTTTTAGACACTCCACTCCACAAATGTAGACGGCGAATAGAAAAGCGGCAAGCAAAGAGCGGGAGAAAGAACAGCAAGGGCACTAGACCCTTTGGTACGGACAGAGCTATGCAGCGATATCGCGGCTCTATGATTAGCAGTCCCAAGTCTCTAAAACGGGAAGGGATGGATGTACGTGTGTTGAATCACAAAAAAGCAGTTCGTCGAATCGTACATTGGTTAGGAGAGGAATGAGAATCCACACAGGACGGGGGCTGGGCGATTTCTATTACAGTGTATTCCGCAATATCAAAGCGAACGGCGTGAAGGTAACTCCACGAGGGCAGAAATGCATTGAGCTACCGGAACCAGTTACGTTCGTCTACACCAAACCCGGAGCTTGCTGGATGCACATTCCCGGCAGGAAGTTCAATCCCTTCTTTGCGCTTGCCGAAGTAGTCTGGATTCTGTCGGGCAGGGGCGACATAGATTGGATTGCGAAGTACAACGAGAAGATGCGAGACTTCAACGACGGGGGACCGGAGAATCACGGTGCTTACGGACTGCGGATTCGAAAAGCACAGACCATTCAGGGGCCGCTAGATCAAATCCAATACGTAGTTAGTAAGCTAAAACAAGACCCCTACTCTAGGCAGGCCGTAATCTCACTTTGGGACCCCTTTCTCGACAACTGCTTTCTGTCGAAAGACATTCCATGCAACAATCTGATATACTACTCCCTCCGCGAGACGCAAGAGGCTTTCAGTAAGGTTCCTTTTCTCGACCAAACAGTTGTAATGCGTTCGAACGACCTAGTTTGGGGAACTCCCTACAATGCGGTTCAGTTTACACATCTGCACGCGCTCGTAGCGGGGATGCTCGGGGCGGAGATGGGCAAGTTTACTTACGTGATTCAGAATCTACACTTCTACGAAGACCTGTACCCAGAGACGCTGGCTGCAATCCAAGAGGCTGCGGCGTACATTCACAATCCTACTGCAAAGGAAGTTCCAGGGTTCGGTCCTGTAACTCAGGAAGAGTTTGATTATACAAAGCAGCTTATCTGTTCTCCTGAGCGACCGGGATACTGGTCCTTTACGATTCCGCACATGCTTTGGATATGGGAGGCTATCCGAAACGGACTAACCTGCAACGGACGCGGCGAGCAGATTGCACAGGAGATAATGAAGCTACCTAGCACGCTACAGACACTTGTTTACGGTTTCTACAGGGATTCCAAGAATGAGTTTACACGTGACGTCATCCGCAGATACAAAGCGTTATCATCTCCTACTCGCGGAGTATAAGAAGATTCTGACTGTGCTAAAAGCTACTCAAGAGTTTGATAAATCGAAAGAATCACATCCAGGCGCTTGGTGGCTCTGGATAAACGACACTGTAGCGGAAGAAGTTCTAATCATCGAGGAGCTGCGAATGGAAATGAAAGAGATTGTGCAAAAGATGTTTGAGGAAGCGCGAGGCAGGGCGATTGTCCGTCCTACAGACTATTTGACGCTTTCCGTAGAAGCGTCTCGCGGATTGCAGGACGGGCTTACCGTAGCTTACGAGCTAGTGCCGATTACTACTGCTATGATGAATCGAATTCAAACAGAGTCGTCCTATGGATTTGCGTTCATGTGTGGACTGCTGTGCAAGGTCGAAGCGGTAAAAGGGAAGCACTATGCTGCTATCTGGCAGAAAAGGGGGGAACCGGGAATCCTAGATAACCTGCTCAGGAAAGCGAATCGCGCGGAGCAGATAGTGGAATTACAGAAAGTCGCACCGGAACGTCCCTTCTCTGCCGATGACGGGGAAACACTGTCTGAGACTCTAGGAGACGGTGCTGTATATGCCCTAAAGTGGCTCACATGGAGAAAGGAGTTCAATCCTCAAGAATTTCTCGATTTTGTCCAAAAAGTCCACAAATTGGGCAAACCCTTTGAGAAAAGCGCGTAGGAGGCGATTACAGCGACTTTCCCTAATTCCGGGTAGGGGTATAGCAGGACGAAAAAATAATCGCTGTACGGGCTTCTAATAGCGTTTAAATGGGGTTTAAAGAAGCGTTTTTCGGAGTCTACCGCGAGGAAAAGACCTATTTTCTGTAACAAAGAACCTAGAATTATTGCAGCGGGCATGTGCTGTGATACAGTCACAGTTGAATGAGTTAAATCGCAAAGGGGGAAATTGATGACTTACGACCAAGCTGTAACAGCAGCATTCCATTTATGGTGGATTCCAGTCCTACTGCCAGTTTTGGTAGGATATAAACTGTTCCTGCGGCTATTCGGGGTTGTATTGATTCCGCAGAACAGCATCGGTATCGTGAACAAGCGATACGCGATTCTAGGAAAGAACAGAACCCTCGCGGAGGGGCAAATCGTAGCATTGAATGGAGAGGCAGGGATTCAGGCAGATACTCTTGCACCAGGACTGCATTTCTTTCTCTGGCCTTGGCAGTACAAGATTAAGCTGCAAGAATTCCTAATTGTTCCACAGGACAGTATCGGTGTGGTAGAGTCTAGAGCGGGGGCCACCCTTACGGAAGGGAGAGTCCTAGGTAAGCGGGTAGAATGCAAGTCTTTCCAAGACACTCGGGCATTCCTCGCCGGGGGAGGACAGCGGGGACCACAGATTACAGTAATTCCACCAGGAACCTACCGAATCAACACCGCCGTATTCTCCGTAGCTTCCGCAAAGGCGGTAGAGATTCCCAACAATGCAATCGGCATCGTAACTGTGAAAGACGGCAAGCCGCTAAACACCGGGGAGATTGCGGGACCGATTGTAGCAGACCACAATTCTTTCCAGGATGCCCAGACGTTCATAGACAAGGGCGGCAACAAAGGCTTGCAAGAACAGGTCATGCTTGCAGGCCGCTACTTTATCAATCCGATGTTTGCAACGGTAGAGATTAAGACGATGACGGCAGTACCGATTGCGAACGTAGGGGTTGTAATCGCGTACGTTGGGGAAGAGGGCAAGGATGTTACCGGGGATGCGTTCAAGCATGGGAATCTCGTAGCGAAGAACCAGAAAGGTGTCTGGAATGAACCCTTAGACCCTGGTATGTATCCTATCAACCCCTACACGCACAAAGTCGAGCTAGTGCCTACCGCGAATGTCGTACTTAATTGGGCAGACGCAAAGACGGAAGCGCACATGCTAGACAAAGACCTATCGACAATCACAGTCCGGTCGTCCGATGGCTTTAAGTTCAATCTAGATGTTAGTCAGATTATCCACATCCCCCGGAACGATGCGCCGAAAGTCATCGCAAGGTTCGGCAATATGGTAAATCTAGTCACGCAGGTACTGGAGCCTACTATCGGCAATTACTTCCGCAACGCGGCACAGAACTCCGATGTCATTGACTTCCTAAAGAACAGGCAGACTCGCCAAACGGAAGCAAAGACTTCGATTGCCGCTGCGCTTACGGAATACAACGTGAATGCGGTAGACACTCTCATCGGGGATATCACGCCTCCAGAAGAGCTAATGAAGACTCTCACAGACCGGAAGATTGCCGACCAACAGAAGCTAACCTTCGAAACACAGACTACGGCGCAGACTACCCGCACAGAGCTTGCCAAGGCAACAGCTATGGCGGATACACAGGCCAGTGTCGTTACCGCAGAGCGGCAGGTAGCAATTCAGGAGTTCGAAGCGGCAGCGACTGTGAAGAAAGCGGAAGGGGCAAGACAGGCTGCCATTCTCTCCGCAGAAGGCGAAGCAAAGTCTATTCAGCTCAAGGGAGACGCACAGGCAGCAATCACTAAGTCAGTAGGAACAGCGGAAGCGGATGTAATCAAGTTGAAGATTAACTCGATGGAGTCGGGCAACTACGCTATGATTGAGACGGCTAAGGCGCTCTCAACAAGCGGAAAGCTTGTTCCCGAGATTATGGCAGGAGGGGGAGGAGGCGGTAACGACTCGGGGAGTCTCGTCAATCTCTTCCTCGCCAAGATGCTCAAGGACAGCAGCAACGGAATCGCTAAGGAGAGCAAATAGTGGCTAAACTCGAAGAGCATCCTGTATCCGCAGTTACAAACGAAGGGAAAGATCACCGCTCAATAACGGAGAAAGTAAAGTTTGTAAATATAGGAAGTAAAACATTCCTTCTATGCGGGACTACACTACTAGACTGTGCTGACATCTCTGTGTTGGAGTTCAGACTAGACGACGATGAGACCGTAAACGATGACGCAATAGTCAGGTTTAAAAATGCCTCAGAGACTTGGAATATTCCAGAAGAAGACGCGGTTCTGCTGAAGGAGTATCTGAAGGAGTATTTAGACAGGTGACAAAACTCACAGTTCTCCCTAACGGTAGGACCGTAGACAAATACTGCCAGGAATGCGGACTGTGGAAGGAGTGTGCGTCTCCTCGTATGAATGGGGAGGGAGCCGCGCACCCGAAGTTTCTCTTTGTTATGGAGGCTCCCGGTGAGACGGAAGACAGGCGGGGGATTCCGGCTTGCGGAGAGGCAGGGCAACTTCTTAGAGAAACCATCGAGCAGGTAGGAATCAACATTCAGGAATGCCGGTTTACCAACGTTGTGCGATGCCGTCCGCCGAACAACGATTTAACGAAGTGGAAGAAAGCACCGGAACTGTGCCTAGCTCATCTGCTGCGGGAGATTCGCTCTACCAATCCGAAAGTAGTCGTAGTTATCGGGGCGGTAGCAATGAAAGCACTGCTAGACAGAACCGGAGTTCTCAAGTTGCACGGAGAAGTATTCCAATATCCACAAAGAACCTTCGTAACGATGTTCCATCCAGCCTATCTCTTGCGGAACAACACCCCGGAGAACAGGCAGAAGTTTCGACAGGCAATCGCAACGGTAAAGGCACTAGGCAACCCGAAAGCAATGAAGAGGACGCAAGATGAAAATAAAGTCGAAATCATCAAGGACAAAAAGCGACTCTACGAGGTCACCGACTACCTTAGAGGAATTAAGCTCAAGGCTACTGATATCGAATCGAGCACTCTGTCTCCTTATAGCCAAGCTACAAAACCCGAAGTGGGCATTGTCGGATTCGCAGCAGGACCACATATGGCGTTTATCTTTCCGATATATTCAAGACTCGGAACGGCTATTAACTTCCATCCGAGACTCGCTCTTGAAGCTGTAGCGGAACTGTGGGAGGACTCTGACTGTGAATATATCCTGCATGGAGGAAAGCACGACTATACCTACATGGCAGTTCTGCACGGAATCTGGTTGCAGGGATTCCGCAGGCATCCTACCGGGTACAGCTACGACACGCACCACGAATCCTATACCCTAAAAGGGGAACCGGGAGGGCATAAGCTAAAAGAATTGGCTTGGAAGCTAGGACTCGGGGGATATGAGTTTGCATTGGAGCAATACAAACGGGAGCATCCCGAGGCAAAGTCAAACTACAATCTTATCCCACTTCCCATCCTCGGTCCTTACTGTGGAATGGACTGCATTACGACGTTCCGGTTGCATCACTACTTCCGCCCCATTCTAGAGAAACGCAATCTGTGGAAGAATCCGTATCTGTTCCCGCAAATGTACCACAACTGGACCGCTGCGATGTTGCAGATTAAGGGAATCAAGACAGACTTAAAGCGCAACAAAGAACTGTCCATTATCGTTCCCAATCTGCAAAAGAAAGCGGAGCGGGAGCTGGAGCAGTTCGACGAGGTTCAAACGCTTCTGCAAATGAGGAAAGACAAGGCTCGAAAGAAGATTCGGGAGCGAGTCTACAGCTACAAGCGGAAAGTCTCGAAGCCAAAGCGGTTAATCAAGCAGATGCTCCGGGACTGGGTAGCGAAGCATCCTATGAAGTGGACACCCGACGAGCGCCGGACTCTTGTTTTCGATGTTCTCCGCTACCCTTCGCTAGCCGAGACAAAGAAGGGATTGCCAGTAGTCAGCAAGAAGATTCTCAAGAAGCTGCTCCTGCGACATGGGAAGCATACGGTACTAGAGAAGTTGATGGAGCGGGGATTGTACTATTACGCGAATACGAAGTATGTCAAGCCAATTCCTAGTTGGGTAGGCAGCGACGGCAGGACACATACCACCTACAATCCAGCAGGGCAGAACACAGGGCGTGTACCGAGCGAGAATCCAAATCATGAAAACATCCCGAAGCGGGAACCGAAAGTAGCGCCTCTGATTCGCTCCCAGTTCGTTCCGACTAGTGATGACTATGTATTCGCGGCGGGAGACGGAAAGCAGATGGAGTTGCGGCTAGTCTGCGACGCTTCCGGTGACGAGACAATGCAGGCGGAGTTTGAAGCGAGAAAAGACCCTCACAAGATGGGTGCTTCGGCGTTTTACGAAGTCCCTGAGGCGCAAGTCACAAAGGAGCAGAGAACGGATGCGAAATCCGCTGTATCTTTCGGTCTCATCTACGGCAGGTCCACAAAAGCACTTGCGGCAGACTATGGGAAGTCGATAGAGTGGGCGCAGGAGAAGATAAATCGCTATTTTGCTAAATACCGTAGAATCCCGGAATGGTGGAAATCCGTAGAGGAGTTTGTCAAGAGGAAAGGCTATGTTCTGTCCACATTCGGCAGACGGAGCTACTGTCCGGGAATACGGAGTAGCGAGGAGGGTATTTATAAGAAGGCTGTGCGGGATGCAATCAACCATCCTATCCAAGGCACCGGGTCCGACATTACTTGGATAGCAGCGTACCGGATGCAACGTTGGCTGATGAAGTACAGGCTGCGGAGCAAAGCAGAGTTCCGGCAGCAACGGTTTGTTTTCTATCGAAACTCACGCCCCGTAGTTGTCATCCACGACGATGTAACCGGAGACGTGTACTTGCCAGAGCTAGAGGATTATATCGAGCATCTACAGTTCTACATGACAGACAGGAAGTATATTGAAGAACATACAGGATGGTGGTGCAAGGTTCCTCTTGACTTAGACATCTCGCTAAGTCGGCATCACCTAGGCGAGTCTGTAGAGTTGGAAAGAAACGGAGACGATTTTATCATCCCCAAGGAGTTCAAGGTATGAAACCGTTAGACCGTCTGGCAATACTGCTTCTGCTTCTGGCACCCTACACGGCGAGCAAGGTATATTCCATATACCAGCAGGCGCATCTCAAAATAGAAACCCCCGTGTTCTCGTCCTCTGACTCTGACTCCTTCAAACACAGAGAAGAGGTTTCCCTTCTAACCGACTCTGACTTGCAGAAGACCTTTCAAGAGTACAATAAGCAGTACTTCAATAATGAGCTGCGTAAAGATCAAGACATAAAATTCGAGGATTGTCCTCCCGGCATCGAAGGCTACTTCAACTACAAGGACTGGACGATTCGGCTAGACAAAACCGTACAGTCCCGTCCACGAGAATTGCAAACGGATTTAATCCATGAGATGGCACACGAATGGGTACGAATTCACTATCCCGGAGATGTAAAAATCTACGCAGTACACGGCGAGGCATGGAGAGCCGAAATGCGAAAGCTAGCGGGAATAGGTGCTCTAGACACCGCACTTTGGAGCGAGGAGGAAAATTAGTTGATTAAGAAGCTGCCGGTAGTCGTTCACCTTTCGGATTCAGACGTAAAAGAACTCGACTTGATGAAGGAATTGCGCGTCGATAAATTCAATCTAGACAGGCAGCTCATGCAGTACGCGCAACGCTACGGCTACTGGGCAGAGTTGTATGCTTCTGCTTCTGCCAAAGTCTCGAAACTCCGGGAGGATTTGGAGAGCCTAGAGGCAGAACTATTTGGCAGGTCCGGGGGAAACGTAACAGACAAGCGATTCTGGATTAAGCGGCATCCCCGGTACAGGGCTGTTAGGAAACGACTTCGCAAGTGGGAGGATGCGGAGAGATTCCTGAAGTTTGCAGAAAAAGCTTTCGATAAGAAACTTAGTGTCTTAATGTGCCTAAACGCAAACGAGCGCAAGGAGAAAGAGCGTGCCTAGCTCGCACAACCCTAAGGACTGCCCTCACGTTGAGGGAGGGGAACTAACCATCTACTTTGTTCGAAACGCAAATCGGAATATCCTGTACTGTTACCTATGTGATGCAACCTTCGTTCGACAGGATGGCTGGCCCGAAGGACAAATCAAAGGAGAGAGCATGATTAGCAAAGAAGAACTAGAGAACTGGTTTATGTATCATCAGCCGAAAGCAGAAGATGTGGATGCTTACATGAAGATTCGGGAAGCTGGGAAGAATCTTGCCAATGTAATTGTCGAGAACACCCCTGCTTCCGCAGATCAATCCGCAGCAATCCGGTTAGTACGGGAAGCAATCATGACCGCAAACGCGGCACGCGCATGTAGGGGGAAATAACACATGACAATGACAGCGAAAGAAATCGCGGAGTACAGACAGAAGGCGAAAGACAGGGATGAGCGGAGCGGAGTCGCATGGTTCTCGATTAAGCCGGATACGACGGTATATGTCCGCATCGGTAGGCCCTGGAAAAAAGATGGAGACATTTGGAAGGACGTAATCTATCACGGTCGCTGGACACAGGACGGAAGTGGGAAAGTCTATTGCGGAAAGAACGAGAAAGACCCCGAAACCGGAAAGCCCAAGAAGTGTGCCGTTTGCCGCCGTCTAAAGAAGCTAAGGCTAGAAGCACGTACTCCTGAATCGAAGGAGCTATTCAAGGCGCTTGTACCTCACGAAGAAGCTCTCTGGAACGTCCTAGTAGCTGAAGTAAAGACTCTCGATTCCGGGAAAGTGGTAGTAAAGCGATATGTTGATAATCAATTCAAGGTATTACGGCTTGCAAAAGGATTCCATCTAGACCTGATAGAACTCTTCGCAGACCCGGAGTACAGTGCGGAGAGTGCCTTGGGAATCTGCTCACATGAGAAGGGCTACCTAGTTCGTATCCGCAGGGAAGGGGAGATGCTGGATACGGATTACAAGTTCAAGGTAGTAGGGAAGCCCTGTCCCCTTTCGAAAGACCCGGAGCGGACCAAGAAACTAGGGGCTACCCGGAACGACTTGGACAAGCTAGTTCATGCGAGTTCCGAGGAGGAGTTGAAAGCCTTTGTAAAGACGGCAGAACGGGAAGCGCGCAGAAAGGCAGAGGGAGACGATGACGACGGAGACGACGAATGAGCAAAGTCACTATTAACGGGAAAGAAGTGGAGGCTACACAACTTAGCTTTACTCCCTTCACAGAGCCATTCGCGGAATATCACCTAGAGGACGGTTCTATCGCTCGGGTTAAAGTGTGTCTCTTGAAAATCTACCGGCTACAAGAGAAAGGCCCAGATGGAAATTCTCAATACTTCATTAACCAAAATGTGATGCTTGTTGTCGATGAGAAATCATGAAGCTGAAACGATTTCCACGTCTGCCTGAAGAGGAAACGACTCCGGTAAGCCGGGCTACGGTCCTCTCTGTCGTGAAGAAGATCAATCGACAATTCAAGAAGAAGCGGGACGAAGATGAAGATGCTGCGGCGAGCACCTTCGAGGGTTCCGTCTTCGCTAGGCCCAAAGTGTACGTTCCCAGTGGAATCCTGCCCGTGGACTGCATTATCGGTTCCGGGCAGGGTTGGCCTACCGGCATCATCGAGATATACGGCCCAGAGGGTTCCGGGAAGAGCGCCGTGCTAGAGAAAACCATTGCAGCAGCACAGAAGCGAGGCTTCTACACGGCCATCTTTCCTATGGAATATTCTCTCGATGATGCTCGGGTGCGGAATGTAGGCATTGACACGGAAACACTAATGATTCTTGATGCCGAGACGATTGAGGACATTTTCGATCAGATTAAAGCGACAACTCGCTCGATACGGGAAACGGACAAGGACACTCCCATTGTATTCGGATGGGATTCTGTAGCGGCAACTCCCTGTAGAAGTGAGCTAGAGAACGCGGATGATACTGGAATAGAGAAAAGCAACATGGGCAGGGTAGCACAGCAAATGTCCAAGATGTTTAAGATGCTAGTCCGGTTCCTGTCGAAAAACAAAGTCTGTCTCATCTGCGTAAATCAGACTCGGGCTAGTATGGCGATGTACGGTCCTAAAGAGACTACGAGCGGAGGAAAAGCATTGCGCTTCTATGCCTGGGTACGATGCAGGACAGGCATAGTAGAGCGAATCAAAAGCAAGGACAAGCAGACCATAGGAGTAATGATTGAGATAGAAAGCGTAAAGAACAAGACCGGGACTGCTCCCTTTCAGAAATGCCGACTCCCTCTTACGTTTCTACGGGGGATAGACTCGGTACAGGCAGTTTGGGAATACGGTATCGAGCTAGACGTATTTAAGCGCAAAGGCACTTCCTACCGATTCGGCAATCAGTTAGTCACCAAGAAAAGCTTCAAGAAGCTATATGGTAAAAATCATGTGCTAATAGACGGATTGATAAAAGAAGCGGCGCGAAAGTTCACTGCAAAGCTAGTATAATCGGGCGTTAGTGAATACCCACATTCGGCAAGCAGCCAACAGGAAGAAACTGGAGGAATAAATGGACTCGCTACTAGACGACATCAAGAAGATGGCAGAGTCTTTAGGGGAGTCTCCAAACGATTCATTTCTAAAGGCGGGGATAGACGAGGCAGAATGGAGCGAACTAGTCTACTTAAATTGCCCGAAGCTAGTTACATCTGTGGCACTTCTGGGGCTGCATACTGAAATGTCTAGCTTCATCCAATTTATCTTGTGCTCCGGTGCTCTAATCCAAGCAAGGCTACAGGCTGAAGCTAACAAAGCTAAGACCAGCAGTCTCATTCAATGAAAACGCTGCTTATTGATGGAAACAATGCATTCTGGCGGATAGCGAACGGGCTTCCTGACCTAACAGTAGACGGGAAGCCCGTACAGGTAGTATACGGGTTTATGAAACTCCTGCGCGGACTCTTGGAGGATTTCGAACCCGATAAAGCCATCATCTTCTGGGACAGCGGCAAGCCAGAATACCGAATGAAACTGTTTTCAGGGTACAAGGCTAGCCGCTATCTGCGCCGGGAAGAAGCCTCTAGGAAGGAAAAAGAGAAGCGGAAGCAAGCAGTCGCTCAACTAGAGACAGTGAAGAAGCTGCTTCCCCTGCTCGGCGTATATCAAGTTTCCCGAGAGAATACGGAAGCCGATGATTTAATAGCCGTAGCCTCTAGGATGAGTGATTTAGGATTACGTGTCATCGTTTCCGGGGACCAGGACTTTCTTCAACTGGTAAAAAGGCATGTTCGTGTATTCATGCCGTCTCGAAATCAACTTTACCGGCACACTACGTTCGAAAAGCTAATCGGCTTAACTCCTACACAATGGCTAGAGTACCGAATCCTTACGGGAGATTCTAGTGATGAGATTCCTTCCGTAGTCTCCGGGTTTGGAGAGAAAACCGCACTAGAACTCTTGAGGGAGTACGAGACTATAGGGAACCTGTTGAAGAATGATGTTCGCAAGAAAGTAGAACAGATGGGAGCAAGGTTCGCTAAGTTCTATTCGCCAGGAGTAGCAGAGAATATCTCACGGAACTACCGACTCATGCGGCTAGATTGGATTCCACAAGAAAGTAAGCTCAGGAATTGCATCCGCAAGGAACTAGCGGGGGATATACACCTACGGAAGACCCGAATACAGCAGGAGTTTCGAAAGCGCAGGTTTGTTTCGTTGCTAGCCAACTTCAACAATTGGCTAATTCCATTTAAAGGATTAGGCACATGAAAGTGTCAGATCTGATAGCAAAATTAGAAGAGTTTCCAGGAGATGCTGAAGTGTTCACAAACGAATGCGAAGCAACGCCCTCTCATGAGGAAATTGTTCCACTAGATACGGTTGCGTTGGTTGCAGATGACAGTGCCGCTGCTGCCCCTTATAGATTCCATGTCTATGCTGGAACGTATTCAGCGCGATGAAAGTCGTCTATCGCTTTCCTCGCATCTCCCGGTTCCCTAGATTCTCAAAAAAGAGAGGGCCGGGAGGACAGCAACTCTGCATCTGCGGTAAAGCATGCAAGTTCTACTTCTCATCCACGAAACGCAGCTTCTGTTCCGAAACGTGCCTTTCTATCTATCAACAGCATTGCGGTCCTCCGCGAGTAAGCATTAAGAGGGAGTCTATGCCGTGAAGCTTTGCTTTTATGAGCACTGTGCTAAAGAATTCTTTCCACACAAGGGTGGGAAGCCGCAACGGTTCTGTAGTCCTCGTTGTAGAAATGCCCATTGGAACGAGACTCACCGAAAAAGGCGGAAGCGGATCAACAGAAAGTTCTACCGTGCTCACTTGCAAGCACGGCGAGAGCAGAGCAGGAAGTACAGGGAAAAGCACTGGCTAGAGTTAAAGTTGAAGAGGAGCCTAGATTGAAAGAAGTATGCAGGTTCTTGGCTACCGGCGACCTTCATGTAAACAAGTTCCGGCAATTCGCCTACACCCGAAAAGATGGCATGAATTCCCGGCTGTGGTACTGCTTGAAAGTGTTTCGGATTCTAGAGCGGGAAGCGGTAAGTCGAGGCATAACCAAAATTCTGCTTAATGGAGATATTTTCGATGATGCCGATGAGATTGACACTGAAGTCTATGGTGAAGTCTATCGACGCCTGGAGCACCTACATAGTCTGGAACGGGATACGATACTTAATCTTGGGAATCACGACATTGCTCTTCATTCTAGCGAGCGAGTTGTTCACTCTCTCCAAGCGTTTCGAAAAGTCGCCCGAGTTATTACAAGACCTACACAAGTGTGGTCTTGCGTTACTGTTGTGCCATGGGTACCTTCAGCTGCTCTATTGCGGAGCGGCGTACAGTACGGCGCAAAGTTTGGGCATCCCCGCGTCCTCGCCGGGCATGTTGGAATTAGAGGAGCACGCGTCGGTCGTAAGCAACTATCTATCCATGCTAAAGTGGGATTGGAAGATTTACAACCAGAGAAATTCGATTTGATTCTACTGTCCGACTACCATCTACGGCAGAAAGTAGCTCCTCACGTCTACTATCTAGGAAGTCCTCTACAGCACAACTTTGGGGAGAATCACAATGCCTGTGTCTGGGATATTACGCTTTATGATAGACCGCCTTATTACCGGCGCATTGCAATCCCAACAAACCTACCCCGGTTTGTGGATATCACTGTTACAGAGGCTTCTCAGCTTCGCAAAGGGAGTCTTTCTGGGAACTACGTGCGTATTCACACTCCTCCTGCTTTTATGGGTGAGCATGCTGTGGAAAGAATTGCGAAAGAGGTAGGATTCCAGTACCAGATAGTGCGAGAGGCGGAAGAACACAGCACGGTAAAAGTACCAAAAATTGTAAATGTGGAGAAGACCATTGTCCAATACGCAAGAAACACCCGATTGGCTAGACTCGGAATCGAACTCTACCGGCAGTGAATGGCAACCTGCCCGTCTAGTATACGCACACGGAGAGCAGTTAGCAGCCATTGGGGAGGATGTATTGTCTCCCGAGCACATAAAGGAATCGGTATCGAGGATTGTGCGAGTAAAACCCGCATCGCCACCTTTCTCTATACTGGTCCTGTACTCTCGGCTGAACTGCGATGCTACTCGGTTCTATGCTGTTCATCCTGATGACTGCATCCTGTCTGGAGGAACACGGACGGGCGCTTTCCTCTGCGAACACGAAATCCTTACGGACTAACAGGTGCTAGAGTTTACTAAGCTCACTATCCGCAACTTCCTGAGTTACAGCGACTACAAGACTGTTATTCCTCTCGCTAATCTCGGAGTCATCCGGCTAGAGGGAAACAACCTAGATAATCCTAGCGCAGCAAGCAACATGAGTGGGAAGTCTGCGATTCTGGATGCGCTAAGTTGGGTCCTTTGGAAGAAAACGCTAAGGGGGCTAAAAGGGAATGCCATTGTACACCGGGCCAGAAAAAGAGATTGCGCCGTCTCTCTCTTGTTCTCGCGGGGAGACGCTTCTTATGAAGTTAGGCGATATTGCTCTCATGCTAAGTACGGTAACAGCCTGCATCTTTATCGTGACTCTGTACCCCTACACAGTCGTCATCTTGACAGAACACAGCAAGTTCTCGAAGAAATTCTTGGGCTATCTTACGCTCAGTTCTGCCATTGCGTTATTTTTGGAGGTACTCGCCCTTTTTCTTCTCTCTCGGATGGCGATCAAAAAAGAGTACTGGAATCCTTCCTACACTTCGAGGAAGTAGATAAAGCTTTACAGCGAACGCGAACTAGGCTAAGGTTAGTCCAGCAGCAGCTTCAAGAAACGGAGATGGCCTATGTGGACAGTATTGGCAGGTGCCGTACTCTTCAATCTGTTCTCCGTCTGCATCAACGCAATCTCCGCGTTGCGCTATCGCAGGCTCATAAAGCAGCTAAACGAAGCGCAAGAGGACTACAAGAAGCTACCCACAAGCTGCGACGTTGTAGACTTCGAGTTCGACATGGACGAGAAAGGCTCCACGTTTCCGCAAGAGCATTTCAACAAGTATCCCGTGAATTAGAGGAAGCATCTACAGAATGGATGACACTCCGAAAGGAAAAGTCTTCACTGAGTTCAAAGCTGCAAGGCTGTACTTCGCGTTCCGTGACGCAGCATTGCAGGCTTTGCGGCCAGAAAATAACTGTGGAATCTCGGAGGAAGTACAGGCTCCGACTCGAAAAGGAGCTGTCATTCCTTTCCGCAAAAATTCCCGCAATAAAGCGATGGCTAGAGGACAGTCAAGAAAAAGCAAATCACCTACAGAGAAAGCTTGATAGGCTTAGGCAGTCGGTAGCGCGGGGTCAAGCTAAGGCAGAGAGTCTACTAGAGCAGATTCGCAAGTTACGGCAGTCCACAAAAGAGATACCCTCTACGTTTCCGTTGGAGCAAGACTTGGAAATAGCCGGGAGAAAGTACACTCGGGCCGTTGCTCAAAAGATACGAGTACAGCGCAAGAGGGAATCCCTCCGCAAGCAAACGCGGGACTTAGAGTTTTGGGAAACAGGATTCGGGAATCGCGGAATCAAGTCTATCATTGTGCGGGAAGCATTGCCGAGTCTAAATGCGAAACTGCGGGAGTTTGCGAATGCCATTTTCGAGGAGCCAGTAGAACTAGAGTTTCGTCCTTCGAGGGAAACGAAATCAGGTGAAGAGCGGGAGTCTTTCTACGTGCATTATTCCAATCCAAGAGGCGGAGAATCCTATCTTGCGGAGTCTGCGGGAGGGAGAAAGCGAGTAGACGTAGCGGTACTGCTTGCCTTTAATTGGTTAAGCAGGGCAAGCAATCTTCTGTTCATAGACGAACTCCTCGATGGGTTGGATAGGACAGGCAGGGAGAAAGTGTTAGAAATACTATCAACTCTGCGCGGGACGGTGTTCGTGATTTCGCATCGGAAGGATGTGCAATCACAGGTAGGGAGAGTATGGACGATAACAAAGCAGGACGGCTGTTCTAGATTGGAGTTGAAATGAGATGCATTAAGTTTGGAGGCGGGTTCGGGTTCGGAGTATGGCATCATCACGAAAAGTACATCTGTCAATGGGCAGTAGCTTTAGGACCGATCACTATCTACTGGGTTCACATATGAGGAAGGGCGGAGGCCATGCAAAGGGTGCTGCTTTCGAGAGGCTTATTGCTAAACAGATAGTCAAAGCGTTCAAAGGCTTCGGAATGAGGCAGAGAGATTGCTGGAGGTCAGTTCTGTCCGGGGGGCACTCTATGTCTTCGGGTGACCTAGAAATGTCCTCTGCAATGGAGAAGCTGTTTCCCTACTCTGTAGAGTGCAAGTTCAGGAAGAAGATTCGGTGGGAACACTTTCTTATGAAGAAGAAGTCCGAGGAGTCTTCCTGGGTAGACCAAACAGTAGAAAGTGCTCGCAAGAGGAAAGGCTTGATTCCAATTCTAGTTATGAAAGCCAATCATCAACCGATTCTAGTGCTCTACCCAATTAACGGAGCAAGTCTGCATCCTGTACTTAGCAATACGCACGGATATTGGAAGCTCATGTTGTGGTCTAAATTCTTAAAGAGAGCAGTTCAAAAGGAGACAAAATGAAATACCTAGCAGGTTTACTGATTTTAGTAGGTTCTATTGTACCTTCGGCCCACGCCGACCATCGCAAGCTAACCTTCGTGCCCCGGCTGGCAGGCCGCACAGCAGTGGACATGCTGCTGTTCAAGGACAAGACCGCTGCGACCGAGCAATAGCTGACGCTAGGATTGGCGGTGGCCGAAGGGTGCCGGGAGCATCTTCGCTGCCCCCATTGCAAGTCCGTGTTCGTTCCGCATGAGAAGTGTCGCAGCGTCGAGCTACAAGGGCTGCACGTGTGCGAGCGAGTCCCGGAGCATGTGATCGAGTGAACCCGGCAGTGTTGGAGCGAATCAGGCAGAGAGAGGAGAAGAAAGCTCATGGTTAATGAAGTGAAGGTAAAGGCAACGTATTCAGACGATTCGAAAGTTCCTCGCATCGGGCAGAGAAAGCGGATGCTGGTGAATGGGCGCATAGAAACGCTCACACTAAATCGAATTGAAGCAGAGCGACGGCATTTTTATGATGACGATGGTGGCCACGGCGGCTATGAGTACGATGCAACGGAAACATGGTCGGGCTATAAGGATTGTACTGGCTGGTGAGCCGAAGGCTCGATAAACAGGAGAAAAGGAGAACACAATGAAACGTTTAATCGAAGAAGTACCCGGCGGTGGTTTGTACTCACTGATGGGCGAGCGAGTGTTGCTGTTGTGCGGGAATTACTTCTACACAGGCAAGCTGGTCGGTGTGAACACGACCTGTATCGAGCTGGAAGACCCTGCCATCGTGTACGAGACAGGTGAATGGTCCGCGAAGTCGTTCAAGGATGAACAGAAGCTCCACGTTAAGAGGTTCTTCGTGCAGACGGGAGCCATTGAAGCGTTTGGGCTGGCGAAATGAAATACCTTAAAAGTCGTTATCGAAGATGGTCGCGGTCGTGGTCGTGGTCGCGGTCGTGGTCGCGGTCGGGGTCGCGGTCGGGGTCGTGGTCGGGGTCGCGGTCGTGGTCGCGG